TGTATGGAACTGTTTATGGTATTAGCAGCTATAGTTGAAGCTTCTGCAGCAGTAGTTTTTGTAAGCTCTAGGTTTTGTATGCTGGCAGAGTTATTCTGTACGGTAGCGTTTAGGGTAGTTAACCTTGATGTTACCACACCGTCTACAGTTGCATTGACATCTATTAACTGTTGGTACTGGTTTTTAGCTATGTTTACGGCATCTAGTGCGGTAATAAGGTTGGCGTTACTGGTGTTTATCGCTGTTAGTAAATCGGCTGTTTGCAGGTTTACGGTAGAGCTTATAGCTGAAGATAACCATTGAGGTAGCGTACTAGTATTTACTTGCGTAAATAAGGAGTCACCTACTACCGTGTAGTCCTTCTTTTGTACTTCTACACCTATATCAGCAGGTGCGGTATGTATTGTAGTACTATTATCTACTACATCTATCGAGTTGCCTGTTACGGTAACTGTAGTAGGTATTACATCAATCGACATACACTTTGCCTATAGTTACTAAAAAGTTACCATTAGCTTGTGTGTTACATTGCAGTACTAGTTTGTATACAGGTTTAAGGTAGTAGTCATCGACTTTACCACCTTTGTCGGCTACTAAGCTGGCTGTATCATTAGCTGTAAAAATAAGTCCTACCTTACCATTAGCAGCATCCACTACCGATAATGGTTTTGTTAGGACTGTACTATCATCAGCTAAGTTTAACAGGGTAGCAGAAAATGTATCTGTAGCACTAATAGTTATAGGTAAGGTAGACCCATTCGCTTTTACGGTAAAAGTGAAGTCGTTATCGAAACCTTTTGTTATAGTGAATAAGGTAGATTGGCAGGGCATTCAATACTCCTAATAGTTATGTAATAGGGCTCTTGTTTAAAAGCCCTACATATATAACTACTGAACGAAAGAGACAGTATAGCGGTTACGCATAACTACCTCACTCAGTCCTGTTTTTTGGTCTGTTTGATGGTGAGGGAACTTAACTTCTTTTAGGGAGTTAATATGGCCTATAGCCACCTCTACCGGTGTATTAAGCGGTAAAATGATTTGGCCTAAGTCAAAATACGCATTTCCGCATGATGCTGTACATGTAGTAGTATGGGCATTCTGCTTTGGGTCATTATCAATAATTTCAACTACTTTTGTAGCTTTAGCATCTGCTTCCGCTTTCTTAGCTAGCTGACCTACAGTAGCCTTCTTAGCTATCTCTGCACGTTCGAAAGAGGATACGATGGCTTTACCTTCGGCTTCCTCTTTTTCTTTAGTGTTTAAAGCTTCCGTAGCTTCTACAGCTTCTTCAACTGTTTTAGCGTTGGACTCTTTAGACTCATAAAATTCGTTAATACGTGTTTTCAACTTCTCTTCTGAGATGTTAGGGCTAAACGTAATACCCAATTCTTTTGCTTCTTGTCTTAGCTCTTTTAATGTCGCCATTGTCTAAATCCTTATGGTTGTTTAGTTAATGTGTTATACACGCCTAATTATAACACTATAGCTGTGTAAGTAAATAGGAATATACTACAGATACATAAAACCCCACATAAGTGGGGCTTATGCTAAGTATTAAAAGGTATTACTGACCTGCAGCAACTAGTACTTTTAATAGTTTCTCTTCTTGTAAGATGATGCCACCATAGAAGAAGTTATAAGAGAAGAAGCCGGTAGTTCCGTATGGATTGGCTAGTTCAACTTGTTCTGGAGACTTAGCTTTAAAGTTGATTTTACCTTGACCTTTAAGACCAACAGTAGCAAAAGAGCCTTGAGTTGGGAAAAGGATTGGGTGAACATCAAAGTAAGACCCAGCAGTAGCACCAGCACCACGTACGGCAATAGCATCAGCGGCAGTAGCGAAAGTAGTGTAAGCCAAAGTACCAGTATAACCGGTTGGTACAGCTGCACCCATACCTGCATAGACTACTCCTCCTTCTGACTCGATAAAACGTACTTCATGCATTGAACCTACTTCGTTCTCTGCTAAAGATGTAGCACCTGCATATTTATGTACAGGAACGAATACGAACTCACGCTCATACCCAGCACCACGTACTAAACCTTCAAGGTCAGCTTTAACATCTGAGTCGATAATAGCGTAGTATGCAGCGTTTACTGGGGTAGTACCTACCTTAGTAGACCCTGTAACAATCTGAGTAGTTTTCTTAGCACGGTTACGTACTAATTTACGTACTGATCTACGGATAAGGTCGTAAGAAACTTTCCATAAGTCATCTTGTGTACCGTCAACAGCAATACCATTACCTACTGTAGAGATTGATGTAGCTACGCCAGAGTATAATACTGTAGGGGTTGCTAGCATATCTAATTGTAGTAAGTCTTCCCATTTAGAGTTAGCTTCGGCACCTAGCTCTTCACGATAACGGACTTGCATAGCGTCTTCAGAGAATAACTCTACTTCATCAGTATACTCAATCATCTCACCATAGCGAGCTAAGGTAGTTTCCATAGTAATTTTCTTGATGCTACGTTTGTTAACTGCACCAGCACCTTCAGCCAAAGTAGAGGCAGTTAAATCTGCAGATACTTGATTAGCTGTACGGGCTGTTAGGTAACCTTTAGCGGCAAAGTCTGCGGCAGTAAGGTCACGGTCATACATGTGCATGAACTTAGAGATTTTAAAAGTCTTTCCACGCTTCTGTGGCATTGACTTGCGATCAGCGAACTGACCATAAACATTTACACGGTTAGCGGCTTTTACCCCTGCACGGTCGTAAAAATGGATAATTGTATTGGCACCAGCTGAACTGTTTGTACCATTACCATAAACTTGAGTTGGCATAATATTTCCTTTTTAGTAATTTAGTTTATAGGTTTTTCACCTGTAACTTTTGTATACCACTCTTCAAACGCTTCATCGGACTCATCCAGATAATCAACTACGGTACTGCTACCAGCTCTTGTCTTTGTTGGAGCTGCAGCTTTACGCTTAGCTGACGCTTGTTGAGTAGCTTTTCTAGCAGCCTCTTGGGCTTTAGCTTTAGAAACTCTTTCTGCTTCTTCAGTAGAAACGGTTGGAGCTTCTTGTCGCTGTATAGCTGCTGTTTGCTGTTCTTGAGCAACATTACCAAAGTATTCACGAGCAGCCATACCATAATAATCTAGGTCTGACTTACTGCCACCATCATATAGCTTAAGCTTATCCATAATAGGTTGAAGTTTAGCATAGGTACCATTACGTACATCCTCATGTAACGCTTTAATGTTACTTGGGTTTGCTGTAATAGCCTGTAGCGAACTCTCATCCCACTGATTAGTAAGCACATCATATGTAGTAGAATACTCAGGGTCTTTAGCGATGTCTTGGATTACATCCTCAATCTCTAAAGTATGTTCATCTCTACCATAATCCTTAGGTGTATAGGTACTTTCTTCTGGGTCTAAATCGAGAGCATCAACGCCTGTTCTATTTAACACCTCAGTGATAGCATCTTTATCACCTTTAAGCACATCAATCATTAAATTAATGTCATCTTGCTTAAGCCCTGCTTGCTCGATGGCATCGACTGTTTTACGCCAAGGTTTAATAGCCTGTAACTTTTTAGTGTAATCCATCGCTTGTCCGAAAATCTTCGGGAACTGGGCGGTGATTTCATCTGGAGTAAATTCGTACTCCTTGCCGTTAGCTTTAAACGTTAGACGCTGTGCTTCTTGTGGGGCTTCTACCTTAGGCTCTGTAACATCAGCAGGTTGATCGCCTTCGTCAGGGTCGTTAGACTCTTCTGGGATGTCTGCATCAGCTTCAGCATCTTTGGTAGCTTGCTCCGCACTAGTATCATGATTTGAGTCCTCAGGAGGCTGCTCTAAATCACTATTTTCAATATCTACTGAAGGTACATCATCAACACCTTCAGGCTCTGTAGGCTCACCGTCACCCTCAATAGGTTGGTCAGCCTCTAAATCTGTATCAGGAGAAACCTCGTCAGCTTTAGCTGCTTTAAAGGCTTGCTCCAATTCCTCATCACTCATTGAGTATAAATCGTCTTCTGTGGACATATATTCCCCTCTAACCCATACAGTTACATAGCACCCGAATATAATACTGCTAACTGTTTACTGCTGTGGTTAGAAGAATTAAAGCGGGTATTCATAACTATATGAGTCCTTTTAATTTAACTTACGTGTTGTATATTAATGACGTCTATTCGTCTTCAGCTTCTTCCATTTCTTCTCTTGAAGGTACCATATTCTCAATGGTGATAAGGTAGTCTTGTAAATGACTAATAGCAACTAGTGCTTCCATTACTTCGCCACGTTTTCCGTTCTGGATAACGTAATCTTGTGCTAGCATGCTAACGCCGTTAATGGCTTTATCTTTAAAGTACCCTTCAAGGATAACTTTTTTAAAGTCTTCATTGTTGTGTAGTCGGTCTGATGCTTCTTTTAGGTCGAGCCAGTACTGGTTCTCTACTTCTAAAATAGCACTATCTTCTTGTGTAAGGTTACTCATTTAATGTAGTCCTTTGGTTGAATAGTTAAAATAAATATACGTAACACAGCGTACTACTGTGCTATCCCTATATACCTTAGAGTATATAGCATTAATTTTTTAATGTCAACTATTGCCCTGCCATAGAAGCAGCTAAGCCTTGCCCTTGCATAGCTTGACCTGCAGGTGTGGCAGGTGCAGATGCTTCACCTTGTTGAGGCTGTCCTTTATTCTGGGCTAGGATTAGTTCAACGGCTTGCTTGATGACTTCTAAAGGAATACCCTGCTTAAGTAGTTGTTCTGGGTCTTCTCCCTGCATTAACCGCTGAACTACCTCCTCTACACTCGTAGCACTACTGTTAGCCATAGTTCTAGCTAATCCGCCTTGGTGTTGTGACATAGTAGCATCATTAACTTCAGGAGCATCTGCAGGAGGCATTCCTGTTGCTTGTGGTAGTGGTGCTTGTTGCATTTGTGTGTTCATCTCATTTCTCCTAGTATGTATTAGTTAATCAAACCGTGGGCATTACCTACAAGGCTATTAGCTAGCCCTTGCGGTTTGTACTCGGTAATAGGGTTATTGGGTCGCATTACAGGTAACTTTGTGGACCCTGAGGCATCTGGTATAACCAGTGTATTATCTGCTTCGTTATTAGCAAAATACTCTCGCATTTGGTCTGCAGTATGTTGTGTAAGGTTATAAGGACTAGCCGTAAATGTCCAATGACCATTATTACCTTCGTCCCACTTGCCACCCCTATGATTGCTATTGCTATAAGCACTCTCAGTACTGAAAGTATAGTGATTGGGGAGTTTACCTATATCGTTAAAATGGGCGTTCTTTGGGTCATCGATTAGTTTAGCTACATCATCGTAACTAGCGTGCTGTAACCACATACCTAAGTCGTAGTCCGTAGTGTTGCCCCTTTTGATAGCTTCGTCAGGTATAAGCCCTCTGTACTGGTCTAATAGCATCTGGCTCTGCTCTGATTTATGTGGGATACTTTGTGCGGCTAAGGAGTGTACCTGTGCGTCTAGTGCCTGCTTTTGTGCAGCAGCTTGTCTTTGTGCTTCAACAGCATTAACCTCTTTTTGCTGCAAGTCATGGATAAAACTCATTACTTAGTTACTCCTATATTATGGTCACCGTGCATCGCTTGAAAAGCCATCTGGTCTAAATTTGCTTTACGTTTAAAATCTTCTAGTACCATACGCTGTTCATGGTCTACACCTTCATCCTCTTTTAAAAACTTAAGGTCATGTAGGTCAGCTTCGCTTTCAAGCTTACGTGCTTTAGCTGCTTCAACAGCAGCTTTATTACGTTTAAGTTCTTTGTCCGCACTGTTCTCACTAGCTAACGATTGTTGTTCTGCAATGTTAGCTTGCAGTAGTTCATTCTCAAGCTGTAGTTTCTGTAGCTGTAGTTGTTTAAGCTGTTCTTCGGTAGGGTCTGGCTGTGGCTTATACGTTCTAATCTTTCTAGCCTGTTCTGGCATTTTCATCAAGTCCATGATTTGTGCCATAATCTCTCTACGTATAGAAGGGTCTTCACTAGGCCCTACGGTCTGTAATAGGAAACTAAGCTCTTGTGATTTCGCAGCATTGTCTTCTGCAGTACTTACTTCAATAGATATGTCAATACGTCCTTGTAAATCGTCTTTTCTGATAGGCACGAATTGCTCATTAGTTACACGTACTACCTCTTCCTCATTAAGAAATTCAGAATTGTACGCAATCCATTTACGCATTAATGGCTTAACTAGGTTCTCTGATATATTGCGTACGATGTTAAGTCTTCTAGTAGATGTGGCATCTAAAGCACCTCTAGCACCTGTAGCTGTAGCTCCAAGAGAATTGCCTGTAATACCACCACTAAAAGATTTAACACCTGTAAGGCTCTCAATTTCATTGTTCATTAACCCTAGCATATCGAATGCAGAGCTAGGTAGTTGGTTATAGCTGCCTTGCCAAAAATCGCTGGGAGACCCGTTAAACTCGAAGTTATTACCGTTCAGCCATTTTTTACGGTTAACCGCATCTAATGCACCTTTACGCATACCTACTTGGCCATTATTAGATTGAGCCATATTATCTATAAGGCCTCTAATAATGGCTGTCTTTATCTTCTGGTTATCCCCTATAAGAGCAGCATTAGCTTCACCATGTATCTGGAAAGGTACGCTATTAAAGGGTACAACAAGGAAAGGAGGCTTACCGTCAGGATAAGGGTTACTCTGCAGTCTAATAATTACATCGTTTACCCATGAGCATACGATCGGCTCAGCAATACCATCATTATTCACATCGTAGTTACCCCAATACTCATATACGAGTAGCTTTTTTCTTGGGTCATCTTCAAAATGAAATGCTGTTGTATCTTGAGGGATATAGTCTAAGTCCTCACCAGACATAGCTCTTGCTACTTTATCTAGGTTTTTATATCTGCCATCTTGCCTTAGCGTAGATAAGTCAGTCTCATATCTATAGATTATAAACTGGGCATTATCTAGGTCGTCCATGCAAGTAGGGTCGATAAATATGTCTTCATTACGACATACCTTAGCAGTAGGCTGATTACGTTTAACCTTAGTGTCTTCTACTACCTGTTTAGTTATTTCAGTAACACCAAGCTCGTTTACAGTAACTACATCAGTCTCTACCTGTACTTTTTCTTCTTGGTAGTCCCAACCAGTTTGTACAACCAGTGTACCTTCTCGTTCTAGCACTTTCACTGCTTTAGACATGAAGTTATATCTATCAAACTGTCTAACGAACTGCGTATTTAACAGAAGCTCGTTTTGTCTAGCTGCTTTAGTGTCTTCATAGGTAATAGGGTTACAGCTTATGATGTTATCGTTACTTACGAATGGGTCTATAATACTGGCATGTTGCCATTCACTCTGCTTCTTGATATCACGAGATACAATCTTAGATTTTCCTTTTTTCTCGTTACCGTAAAGACCGCCATCATAAGCATTCTTCCACTCATTGATACGCATATCCCAATCTTTCTTTAAGACGTCAGCAGCTTTTAAGTCCCCTTTAAAGGCCTTAAGTAAAGCATTCTTATCTAGTGGTGGTGGAGTATTAGTGGGTGTCATAGCTATCCTAGTTGTTTTTCCTTATTATACCAAATTAGTAAGCATAGTAGAATTACTTATACTCCCATGTACGCAAATCTTTGTTGGTACCGAATTTGGTATCTATATGCAATCTATGGTCGTTACCATTACCTACCCAGTATGACCCTATACCAAAGCCGTTAAAACCTAATTGTTGTGCTATGCCGATAAAACGAAAGAAGTCACGTTTACTTTCAAAAGTCTTGCTCTTTATATCCACAGCTTTACCTCCAGTACCTCTATCTATATGGGTACTTGTAGGCTTTCTATGTACATGGTTAACACTATAGCTCTCACAGGTAGCCCCTTGTTCTGGGTATATGGCCTTACCGTAGGCCTCTCTCAGTGCGTCTAGTTTATCCTTAGTACTTTGGGCCAGTTCGGCACCACAACCACAAGGACAAGTTAAATTCTCTTCTTTCTCATTAAAATATTTCATATCAGTTGCTCTTTATGTACGCCTCTAATCGTTTAACCGTATGTATTAAAGCTTCTTGCTTTAATTGACATTCTCTATACTTACCTACTGTCTCTACCAGTTTACCTGTTATAGTAGAAAACTTCCCATCTTCTGGAGGGCTTAGTGGTTTGCAGGTAGTAAGTAAATAGCTACTTACTGTTGGAGGTTTCTTCACCATAGGCGGAGATAACCCTACGCAACCCGTCATCAGGAAGCTCACAATCGCTAAGAGAAATACCTTTATTGGTAGATGCTTTATTAACATACTTAACTATTTCCTTTACTTTAGTTTTGTACCTTACTTCTACAGTGTTAGTATCATCTAATAATGATTTCTCTGTATCTAGTAGGTCTTGCTGTAAGGCGTATAAGTCTTTAGCGTTCTTTTCTTGTAACGCTTGTAGCTTTAGCCTATACGCCGTTTCAGTAACTACAGTACCCTTATGGTATCCTGTAATGAACGTAATAACAAGTATAGCTATAGGGGCTAGTAACTTAATCATGTTTAGCATCGTTAATCTCCCCCCATTTACTAAAACCAAAGTACGCAGATATTACCCCTGTTATAAATAAGTAATAGTAGTCAGGTGGCAGCTCTTTACCTGCTAACATTGCGTAGGTAGTGGTAGCTATAGCGTGTAAGAACCCTATCCACGCCATAGCCCTCATGTTTTTATTTTTAGTATCAGAAGTCATATGTAAAATTAAACAAGTAGGCATCAAAAGGTTTAACGCTTGTAGCAGACTGTAAGCTACTCTCTGTGGGATATTTAGCCTCTACCCAACTATTAGAATTTACTTTATGGTACTCTGCTGATAGTGTAATGTGGGCTAGCTTCATATACTTTAACCCTAGTATACTAGTTTTTGAGTACACTTTACCGTACTTATGGGCTTCTGTATAAATAATGTAAGGAGATAAGTAGTATCTGTTTAGGTAGTATCTAGCATACATATAGTTACCTTCTGATGTGCTATCTAGTTTATGGTTACTCTTATTTCTGATGTCTAGCTTATAGTATTCTGCACCTACCGCATACGTTACATGCTCTGAGCAAAATCCGTACCTATGTACGCTATAATCGTATTTGCCTTCAACTAGGAAACTTGCTGTATGCGGAGACTTCTTGTATATTAGGTACTGCTCTGTCTTTGATAAACGCTTCTTTGGGTTAATGTCTACAGAAGACTCAAAGTAATTAGCAAACAGCTTAAATTGGCTATTACGTATAAATGATAACGTTATCCCTCTTACGTTTTTACCTTCACCGTCTACCTGCGAGTAAGGGGAGTCAAACCCATATCCTGCGTAGTTAGCCCATCTATTAGACAAGTTACGCTGTTTGCCTAACATAGGTACAATAGAAATGACATCATAGTTATCTGTAATGTAGTTGAGTGCTAGTTTTGCTCCTACAGAGTACTCCAGCACACTATTCTGCGTATTGTAGTTGTACACACCTTGTGGAGGATATATACTTGGATTACCTACGTTGTTATGGTTGTATAGTCCCATAGCGTTATCTAGTGTTCCAAGTTTTAAGGACATGTACACGTTATGTGTGATGTACTTAGTAGTTTTTGTGTACATCTCCTCTATAAAGCTACTGTCATACCTATTGGATATTACAGCTTTAAATGCCGTATCGTCTGTAGAGCCTGCTACGCTTAGTGTACCTATATTATATAGCCCAGTAGTAGAGCTATTCTCATTAAGGTAGAAAGTATCTTTAGGAGTATTAGAATGTATTACAGTAGAGGAAATACTACCAGACACATCGGCATTAACGGCAGACGCCAGTAGCAATAAAAAAGGTATAAATAGTTTTGTCATTAGTATATTATCCTTACTGCTATGACTCTATGACGGGATACATCATACCGCATCAAGTATTGTTTACTAAGCCCTACACAAGAGGTACATTTAATCAAGCGACTTCTCATGCCCTGATAGGACTGTACAGGTATAAACTTACTCGATGTGGTAGCAATTTCTTTAAATCTGGTAGGGGATATACCAAGTACGTTAACTACGAACTTATTTTGTTCATTATAGGTGTACGGAAGTACGTATATATGACGTGCTCTATAGAAGGTCTCTTTAGAGAATAATAAGCGTGCTTCAGGTATGGTTATAGTTGCTGGAGGTGCGTCAGCATATAGTTGCACCCCGCTATTTGCATACGTGCTATACGGAGCTAAAGACAGCAAAGTAAGCACTAAGGCTATAAGTATATTCATTTACTACGTTCTATCCTCTGTTTTAAAGCATCATACCTATGCATAGCATCAGCCTCGTTACTAGATATAATACCGCTAAGAGTATTTAGGTCTCTAGTGGTATCATCTATAGTGTCCCTATTGTGGTCAATAGTTTTCTGCACATGCTGTAGTTCTTGCTTTATGTAGTTAACGTTGAGGTCTAATGAGGTAATCTTATTCTCTACAGCTACGTATGCAGATACCCCACCTACTACCAACGTTACGGCAGTACCTATTAAGGGTAGCCAATTACTGGCATCATTGCTATGACGGTCGTCGTTATGATGTACAACGTCGATGTGCTCTACAGTGTTTTGGTCCATTTCGTATACCCTTATAGCAAGTCTTGCTATTATAACATATCAAGCAATATATTACTAACTAGGCATTAGTGTCTTCTGGGTAGTAGTTAAACGGCAGTACTCTAGCAAATGCTGTACTAAATTCGTAACTAGGGTGTGTCTCATCGCTACTACCAGTACTCCAAGCAGAACGTTGCCAATAGTAGTCAGCAGGTCTTCTAAAGTGGGGTGTTAAAGCATATGTACCATCATAGCCATCTACCATAGCGTGGTTGCCGTTATGCTTTTCAACAAGGTTGAACATAGGGTATAAGTTTAACACTGATAGTAGTCTGCTACTAGTTTCTTTCTTACCGTCTTTATGTCCTAGCAGGTCGTAGCATCTATGTAATACAGACTCTAGTTCAGGATGTATCTCTGGTGTGCTAGCCTGTTGGTTACGCAAGAAATCTAGTGCTAGGTGCAGGAAGTCCTGTTTACTCATCACGCTATCTACTTGCTTACTGTTGTTAGGGTATAACCCCATCATAGCGTCTAACAAGTTTACTGCTACAACTAGTCCGTACCAACTTCTACTATAAGGTGGTTTAGCCTCTGGTATAAGCATCTGCAGCATAGCTTTTAATACCTTAGCATCATTCTTGCTAAACATGCCTTGAGACATCCTAATAGAGGAATACGCAAAGGATTTGATATGGTTGTAGATAAGGTTAGGAGCTAGGTCATAGGAGTCAGTACGACCATCAGGATACATTAATCTGTAATCATGATGTAGCATAACAGAGTTAAAATTAAGCTTTATGCCTACTTCTATAGGGTTAGTTGCATCCTTATCAAACTCCGATATCAGCAGTACTAGACCGCTAATCATATCTTGGCTAATAGGCTCTAAATCTTTCTTGATAGTGCTTATAGGATGACGTTTAATAGCATAGTAATCCTTAGCTTCTATACAGCTTGAGATACCGCTTATTAGCTTATTATAGTGCGTAAGTAAAGAAGCATCTTTAGTTACCCTGTACACCCTCTTAATAGATGTGGCTAGGTAGCAAGACCATTGTAGTGCATCCTCAAACCCATCAAATCTACCATCCGCTTTCCTTATAAGTACTACAAAGTATTTGTTGTCTATACCGTCTAAAGATAAAGCATTCCATGACGGTATTGTTTCGATAACAGTCTTGTTAAACTCTATAAGCTTACTACGGTACTCGTCCCTAGCTAAGTATTTACTAGGCGTAGGTACAGTATTTGCTAGGTTATGTTTCTTATTGCGGACTATGAAAGCAAGTATCCATCTAATCACTTTAAAGATGATAGGACGGTTAACTCTTAGGTCTTTAACCTCGGTAGGTGACATAGACTTTGAGTACTCTTTCAAGTCTCCTGAGTTACCTGATTTGATAATTTTGTATAGTTGAACTAGGTTTAATAATTTCATTAATAGGTCTCTTTAGGCTTAGTGGATTGGCTATTATAATTACTCGTCTAGCACATCATCATCACCGTCATAACCACCTTCCCATGCCTGACAGCTGCGAGTCGCATGACAAATAAAATCAAACTTCTCACACCAAACTCTCATACCACCGTCTTTATCATATTTGTTATACGGGATATGCTCCATAGCTTTTAACGCTAGCGGTTGTATATTGCCGTTTTCACAGTTAGCACAGCTACGTCTTCTAGCTGCTTTAACATCGATATGCAGTTTATCCGCTAAAGACTTCCAGAACTCAGAGTTGCCTTGGTTGTTACTGTGTGCAGCAGTAGGCCCTAAATTCCAGTCTTTAACTAGACTTCTCATAATTTTCATATTACCTTTAGCGGTAAGGTCTTTAGCCTCTTTATAGCGTTCGTGCGTACTATTCATTGCAGTCGTCTCCATTGTATTTTCCTTTATCGTTTATTTGTTGGTAAGTATTATACCGCACTTTATGCCAGTGCTTTAATAATCTATACTGCCTATTACAGTACTGAAAGTTGTGATTAGTTTATATACCTACTAGAAGGTATCCCATTTAAGTTGGATATTTATCACCTTTCTTAAACATGAAATGTATTACCACTGCATGATACATAAGAAATGTTACCCAAGGCTTTACACCTTGTTCTTCTAAGGCTTCTCTAAACTTTTTATTAGCATAAGAGAAGTAATTACCAGAAGTTAGTAAATAATCATGAACCACTGCGGCCTTAAAATATCTACCGACGGGCGGGAATAACCACCATAAGCCACGAGGAATACTTGCACCGTCCGTGATAAAGTCTTTTGGCACATCTACACCTGCAAGCTTAAGCGGTTGCTCAAGCCTGTATAGCGTTTTTTCAAAAGTCTTTGTCGGGAAAATAATGTTAACTACCATTCTTTACCCCACTTTCAGAATACTTGCGGCTCGACCTGTTTTGATAATGCCTGCGGTCTCTAAGGCATTTATCGCTATTTGCGTTTCTTGTGAAGTAAGATTGATGCTGTCCGCAGCCTGCCATTTTAATAATATTGTCTCGACCGACGGTATTGCCTTAACCGCTTTGGCTATTGCTTCTATCTCTAGTTGAGTAAATCTGTTCATGAAATCTACACGTGATAACACCGTTTTTGTGATGCGGTCTTTAGGCAACACTTCAAAAATAATCGTGCTTACTTTTGCAACACTCTTTGCAGTCTTAATTGCAGCATCAATGCGGTTTGAAGCTTGTCGGATGGCTTCACGCTCTAGCAGTACTGCATCAACCGTTTCACCAGTTGCCCCTGTTAATGCACGCTCTTTGGCACGCTCTAGCCGCCAATTCGTTGCTAGGATTGCTTGGGTGGCATTCTGTTTCATCGCATCTGATTTTTCTGCTTTAGCTTTGTCTAATGCAGCGGTCATATCAAGCGTTAGGACACCGTTCACCTCCATGTAATTGTTCAAATTTGCCACGTCAATATCAGGCGTGACGGCATGATAGTTGAATAACGCTGTATCCTGATGGCTTCCTTCGACAACACCAAGTACTGCACCCGTTTTTTTATCTGTTATGATTTGCTTCATGTTTTCTCCTTATAGTGGGATATATGTAACTATCAGACCACAGTATGTATTTATTCCGAGCGATGAATTACATGCTGCAATCTTTGGCGTGGTAAGAACCTCACCTGCAACCATGTTGTAGGCATGAGTAGCTGTAAAATATGTAACTACACCATCTACATAAACGCCCTGACCACTTCCACCTGGATTAGTTAAATACGATGCAGTTGGAGATATTTGTGCCTGAACTAACAAGCACCTTCCAGAGAATATGACTTGTTCTCCTGATGCTCCTGATGGAACCCATACAGTATTCGGGCTTGTATATGTTACTGATAGCGGGCTTGCAGCAATAGCGCTCATAGCAGTAGTACTTGCCGTAATGGCATTCATAGCAGTTGTACTTGCAGCAATAGCACTCATAGCAGTTGTACTTGCAGCAATAGCGTTCATAGCAGTAGTACTTGCAGCAATATCATTCATACCGGCATAGACTGTTGGGTCTAACCCTGCAAGCGAAGCACTATATTTCGCTATTGCTAAACTAGAACCATTAATGGCGTTCATAGCAGTTGTACTTGCAGCAATAGCACTCATAGCAGTTGTACTTGCCGTAATAGCGTTCATAGCAGTTGTACTTGCAGCAATAGCACTCATAGCAGTTGTACTTGCCATAATAGCACTCATAATACTCCCATTCAACACCAATGTATTCATCGCTGGTGTGTCAGCTACAATTCGCTGAAATGAAAGCATTGCGTCAGGGTTTTGTAGATACGACTCTAGCTGTGTACCGCTCATAGCTGTTAAAAGACTTAACGCTTGAGTGCTGATTAAATCAAGGCTCGCTACAGATGCCGCCATTTTGTACAAAGCACCAGAGACCAACAGGTCATTCGTTGTAGCAGTGGTCGGGTTAACTGCTGTTATTCTTGTCTCAGCTTCAGCCAAGAAGCTGTCTCTAAATGTGTTAAAACTCATCTACTCCCCTTAAAGGCCTGACAAGGCCAATGCTTTTAGTGTTGAAAATTCGTTAGATACCTTCTGTGATGACCAAGTAGTTACAGTAGAAGGTGTTGTGTCATCGATTATTCCGTTTGCTGCGATGTTAGAGGCTTTTGATGCCCACATAGCGGCATTCTGCTCACTAGTAAGGGCATTAGCTGCATTAGTACTTGAAGCTAGGATGCCTGTTATATTAGCACTTACGGTGTCGATATTGGTAAGGTCAGCTGCTAACAAATCTATTTGCGTATAGTGTGGAGAGATTAAAGCCTCTTTAGATACCACAGTATTATACAACGCTGTCATGCCTGCGGCGTTAGTAAAATCGAAGTTTACATAGCCTATACATTTAACAATATCCCCAGCTGTTGCCGGAGTATTTAATGTAATTGATGTACCACTATTTAAAGCGTACTCTGCAGTTGTTAGCCGTACGCCGTTGACATCTACTTCTGCATAATAGTCAAAAACGATAGGAAATACCGTCTGCCCCACAGTAGCTGTATACGTCTTAGCATTAGTTACAATCGTAGGCCCTGAAGTAGCTGTAGTAGCCTGAGCACCAGCAGCTTGTACTGCAGGAGTTCCTATATAACTCATAAATTACTCCTCATCAGTTTCATCATACTATTTATTAGTCCTGTAATAGTTAACGCTTTTGTAAGCTACGTATGTATATGCTTACTGCCTTACCCTTTATTAGATGACGTAAATTACCTGTAATGTTTACATGCATCGCAAAAGCACTGTACATTATACCTCTTTATGTATAATGTTTGTTAGTTTTACTGCAATATTTTATGACATATACCGTATATAACAATATCGCTAAGGTAAATTTACTTATAGCCACTCCTATACGCTGTTTAGCGTATACGAAGTAGTCTGTACTTACTAACTTATCTCTAAAACAGAGGTGCATACATCTACGGGATTATCAGCTACCACATTAAGTGTTTCACCGGCCACTACAACCACTTTCTGATCAGCCCCAATAGCTATTAAAGAACCTCCTGCAGGTACTGGTGCATCTTTGACAATATACGTAGTACCTCTAAGTAAACTAGCTACCGTAGCTACTCCTGATGTGTTAGCTATACTAAGCCCTATAACCGTAGTTTGTGTAGCCGTAGGGGCAGTGTATACTGCTGTGCTTGTCGTAACGCCTGAGGTGTTATAACTTTTAAACGTATTTGCCATCTATATTTCCTTTTATCTTGATATTATTATACCTTTCCTAGCACAAAATTACACAAGTACTTACTATAACCATTATAACAAACAGTAGTTATAGCGTAGCTTTTAATTATGCCAATGCTATAGCCATAGCCATTGCACTATCTATAGCGAACTGTTCATAGTCTACGCCTTGTTTGCCGTCTAGTAAATCTGCATCTAGTCCACTTCCAGTACCATCTACAGTTTTAATGTCTGCCATTAGATTGCTAGGGGTATTAGAAAGTGTTAAGGTAGCATTAGCAGTACCGTCAAGTACTACAGTACCAGTCTGTGACCCTGCTACACTAATAGTTCTAGCTGTAGTCCATTTAGTGGCTGATAGCACATTCTTAGCTGTATCCGCTGTGTTATCTACATTCCCTAAACCTAGTTGTGTCTTTGTTACGTTATGGGGGTTAGCAGTATCCAGTTTATGTGTGCTAACGTTACCTTCCACCTCATCTAGTGCTGCCTGTACGTTAGTAGCGGTTAGTGCAGAAGCGGTATTAGTATAAGGTACTTGACTAGCTAGCTGGTCACCTGTAGCATTTGCCGCAATAGTGTCTAATTTAGCTCCATCTATGGCTATATCTCTGCCATTTACTGTGCCTGATACCGATATACTTGTGGCAGTAAGACTAGTGACTGTAGGTGTTGCAGTAGTTTTAAAGCTAAATGTAGTGCTATCCCATACAGCAATGCCATTCGCTAATGGTGCATCTTCTCTTGTAGCAACTGGCTGAGTAGCTGCTAGAGTACCTGCTCTAAACGTTCCGCTAGCCTCATCAAATATAAATGTATAGTTAGTAGCAGTACCTCTGTCTACTTCAATACCTGCTTTGCCTGCTGTAACACCTGCACCAGCCTCTCCGGCATTTACTGTAATGACATTATCTGCAGTAGTTACCGTAGTACTACTTACTGTAGTAGTGCCCCCACTAATAGTCAGGTTACCTGCTATAGTGAGGTTGCCGGATATAGTTCCGCCAGCCTTATCAAATTTGTTATTTAATGCAGTCTGTAACCCTGTCACATTACTTATTACATGGTTATGCGAGTTATCTACTACTTGCACAGGTACGCTTATATCACCATTAGTAGCTACGTTAGTTGTACCGACTACGTCCCCTGTGATAGATACTGTACTGCCATTAGTAGTGCTTGTAGCCGCTACAGTAGTACCGCTAGAGATATACGTGCTTTCTACTACGGCAAGTCTATCGTTGAGCAGCTTACCTTGTTTAGCTGTTAATGCGTCTGCCGCACTTGCGGTAGTAACGTTATCTACTAGTTTTACGACGCCCTGCGTAGTTGCTGACGCTATAGTAACATGGTCTTTAAAGTTGACTAGCAGTTTACCGGGTACGCCTGAGACGGTAACTGTTGCAACTGATTGGTAGCTACCTGAAGTCGCTTTAGTCGGTGTAAGACCTCCTGTACCATCAGAGTATAGTAGAGTCCCTTCTACCCATGAAGATGTGTCTATACCGATAACTGTACCAGAGATTGCGATACGCCCAGTAGCTCCTGCAGCGATTGTGTCTAGTGTGATGCCTACAGCCATTTCCGTACTAGCTGATTGTAGTTTTACAGAAGTAATCGATAGGTTCTGTACAGTGTCAATAGTCACAACGCTATACTTCGGTAATGTGCTACCAGTACTATTAGTCACCTCAGTATGCTCGTAGTCCGCTGCCACAGTATTAGTTGAGCTTGTAATAGTTTTATTAGTTAGTGTTTGTGTATCTACAGCCCCTACCACCTCAGTAACTCCGTGAGCTGCTATAGAAGCCTCATGGGTATTAAGGTTTCCTAATACCTCATTAATAGAAGACACTAAGTCAGATTTAGCAGTAGTAGTTAGATTTGTGAGTGTGCCCTCATTAGTGCTTCTAGTAGATATCTCCGCAGTTATTCGATCACTTTCAGTAGCTAATCCAGCGTTTAACGTGTCGGTTATGCTCTTAAGCTCATTAATCCCAGAGGGTAATGTAGTATTGGTAGTTGTTAAAGCGGTAGCCACGTCTATAAATTGTACTTCTGCGTCTGTATAGGCATTAGTGTTTAGGTTGCTTTCATACGCTGTCTTAATAGCCTCCTTAGTACTTGTGTGGGTATACGCCCATTCATCATTAATACATAAGAATGTGCTAGTAGCTCCAGAGCCGTCTGTGATTGCTGATACTATATAGTATGCCCATAACCCGTTACCAGCATCTTTTACGAATACGGTGTCTTTAGCTATCAGTCCTGATAAGGCGTCTCTTTCGGCTATGGTAGCTACTATTATGGTAGCCCCTAAAGCCGTCATAGCACTGTGTATTGCGGTTGCACGTTCTTGTTCAATTTGTGTAAGAGGCTTTCCACCCAACCTTTCTGAGTCGTCTACTATGCCGTTCTGGTTAGTGTCATAAGTAATTCTCTGCATATAGCCATAAGCACCTACGTAGGTAGGGTCTAGGCCGTTACCTACTACAAAGTCACCTAGGTTTATAGTTTCGTCCGGATCCCCCCATAAGGTGTAAGTGTCTATCTCACCAAATTTCCCGAAGTTTCCGTGAGGGTCTGTAGTAGATGTAGGACTAGAATGATGTACACTTTGTCCGGTATTACCTTTAGGGCCTTGAATACCTCGCAGGTCAGGAGTGGTGTAGGTAGTGTTATCAGAGAATGTCCAAGTGAACTGACCTCCGCCGATATAGCTTATGTCTGTTAATAGTAGGTCATTACCAGGCTTACCTTGAGCTCCTTTATAACCCCTTTTACCTTGAATACCTTGAGGACCGGGGTTGCCTGTGTCTCCCTTAGCTCCTGCATCACCTTTTACGGTAGGCACTGTAAGAACCTTAGTTACTGGGTCCCATGACGCAGTAGTGCCACTTCTAACAGTAATACCTGTAAAGTCTTTAGCCTGGTTAAAAGAAGCTATTAACGTATCAAAGTTTCCAGCAGCTATGGCATCTATAGCAGCGAGGTGTTTACTAACACTATCCACAGCTTCGTAGAATGTTGTACCTATGTTAGAGGTGAATGCAGGATTGGAGGGTACACGATAGGACATTAAACAAAACCTCTAGTAGTAATTCTATTATTTGTATGCAGGCTGTTCTGATCGTACATACCTTCTTTTAGAATACGCTTACAACCTAATTCAAATCTTTGGTAGTGCGTATTGCTCTCTGCTTGGATATTACCGTTCATAGCTCCATGACCTCTATACCCTACGTAATTAAGTAAAGGCTCGATAAATTGGTCAGGTAGGTCAATAGGTTTAGCTAGGTCAGCAGAAGTGTAGTGAGGGGCGTTGGCACTGTATATTAAGTTTACATAGCCGGTAGCTACAGATGGCCCTACTTGTAGCTTATTCCAGCTAACTGTGTAAACACTGTAAGGCGTATTCTCATCATTAATAGGTAACTCCACAAATTGTACTTTCTGGTTTATCTCAGCTGGGCCATAAGCAGATAGTACCCACATACAGTCTGTTGGTAGTGTATATAGGGTATCTGTAAGAGTTCTTGTAAACGTATACTCCGCTATGTTTAAAGGAAAACGTTTATACAGCTCTATCATACCGAGATTAATGTAGTCCAGTACAGTAGGTACATCAGTTTTAATTGCTAGGTTCTTTAGCTCTCCCGTAGCAGCTAAAGAGATTACATCTTGTAGTGTCATTACGCTAAAAACCCCTATTATAGAAGCTACCATTATAACATATCACACCTCTAAAATATAATATTACTTGACCCTCCATCACCATTTTCATCATCGTCCCACATAGATGTCCATACATAGCCATCATCGTCTATTCTATCTGAAGGGGTGATATCCTCCTCAGAAGGTGCATAAGTTTCCATCTCGCTCAATTGGTTAAGCAAGTCTAATGCATCATCATGGGCTAGTGCCTTAACTCCGCCTGACAAGGTCAGTTTACTTAGTTCGGCTGTAAGTTCTTCTACTAGTGTATGTAGTCTAAGGTTTGTAGCCTTAGTAATTTCAGGCTTAGGAAGCCATACCTTACCTTGTTTGAATTTAGGCTGTACACCCGTAACAAATCTATGCACCTTATCCTTTAGAGGTCTAATACCTACCTCTTTACTGCCCGGTTTCTTAGCAAATTGGAACCATATATTTCTCTGTATCATCATTTCTTGTATGATAGATAAGAAGCCTCCTTGCTGTCCAGAGCTCTCTATCCCTACCGATATAGGTTTCCACTTCTTCACATATTTAAATACGTCATCTATATTCTCATTCATCGATTGGCGTACGCATTGCCCATCTACAAGTAGCCAGTCATTATTACTAGATATAGCTACTACACCTATAGTAGAGTAATCTGCAGATTTCTTTGTACTAGTAGCGAAGTCAGTAACTATGTAGTAATTATATAACTGTCTGTTTTTATATATCATAGCCGGATCAAACCATTTGATATCGCTTTCATCTACAAGTTTACTGCTAAGGTCGGTTATCTCTAATAAGTATTCTTGGAAAAAGTCCTGAGCTTTACCAGACGCCTCAAGCATATCATAGGTATCTCGTACCGATGAGTATGGAAATCTGTCCTCCCAATTACCTTTAAATTCTTCTTTAGTGCAAGGGAATTTCTCGCATACAGGAAATTTATGTACTGCCCACTTATTATTACCACTAAGCTGATGGATAAGGTCATTCTCGCTGATAGGAGTACCTATGTAAAATATCTTAAACCTAGTAGGGTGTAAGGCAGGCACTACAGACTTATAAAAATTGTCGTTGATGGTATTCTGTATAGTCTCCGAATTAATAGCTTCGTTAGTAGTGATATCATCTAGTATAGCAATATCAGGACGATTACCTTTATATCTAACACCACGGATGTTGGTACTTGCACCGTAACCCTTTATATTAAGCTCTACCTTATCAGCATTAACCAGCTCCATCTCAGAGTCAGTCTTTCTACGTATCGTTATTAGCTGTTGCAGTAAGCTTGACCTATCTATCTTACTCACGACATTTCTGAAGAAGTTCTTAACCCCATTCTCCATAGAGTCCCCTATAAAAGCTATAAAGTTTACTTTACCGAAGTTAGGCACATACCCTATGGCTGCTGTGTATATTACAAACCACTCCATTAACGAGCTTTTAGCACTACCACGAAAAGCCTCTATGAGTATTCGTTTCTCTTTGCTGAAGTATCTATCAGCTAGTCTATAGTGTATCTCTGCGTTAGCGTTGTCTTCTACTGCAGCAGCACGTATAAAAGCAATGAACTTCAGAGCCTCTTGTGATGGTGTATATTGTTCAGTCATATGTTTCCCTAATAAGCTAATAAAGTAGGCATCTGCAGTCCTTTAAGACAGCTCACCCTCAATAATATCATCGTCCTTAACTTTCATAGCTCCGAACTCCTTAATGTCAGATACCCCGGCCTCTATAAGCTGTTTCTGCTTAGCCGCTATACTAGCTAGCTGTTCATTTAACTGGTCTACAGCACTACTCTCCTTAACACCTACATCAAGCTCAATCTTAAGGTTCTCTGGTCCTTTAGTTGCAGCAAGCAGTTCTTTAGCAGCGTTAATCTTATCCCTATCTAATTTAGCTGTTACCATTACCTCAGCTAAGACACTTACTGCTTTATATCTAGCCCCTGTAAACATCAAGTCTAGTGGTACTTGGCTTAAAGTAAGTATATCAACTACAAGCTTAGATTTACGGTATCTACTGGAGGCACTTGTAAGCTCCCTATAAGAACTAGTGTGTGTAGCACAGTTCATACGCTCTTTGACGAAAGGCCTATCCCTAAACGTTTTCTTATACGCTTCTGTGATACTATCATCCTCTGAAACTAGGTATGCACAGAACCGGATAGCGTTTAGATATTCAGGAATACTTGCCTTATTCCGAGACAGCACATTCTCATAAGTAACAGCAGTCTTTAATAACGACTCTCCTTGGAACTCAGGCTCCGTCAGCGAAGAATTGATTATATCTACAGCTTCAGGCGTGATAAACTTCTTCCTATTAGGCATAGCCTCTTGTAACGACTCTACGGTTACCAGTTTAGTCATTTGTTTCATCCTCTTTCTCTAATGTTTGTATTTCTTTTTTGATAGCTAGTTTCTTAAGTATGGCACTGTTAATCCCTTCCCTATACCATAGCCAACTAGGTTGGTCTATCATCCAGTCTAAATCAACTAACATAGCCTCTAGCTCCCTTATCCTACGTCTGCTTTTATTCGGTTTATCAATCTTTATCTTCATCTATAATTCTTTCGTAATGCTTAACTACCTCATCTATAGGTATCTCAAAGAACTCAGTATGCCCTCCAAAACTATGCTCCGTAGTATATTTATACTCAGCTAGTAGTTTGTGTAGCCTAGCCTCCTTACTATATACCTTGGATACCTTCCTAAACCTCTTAGGATAGCAGTAAGGGTAGTAACGATACTTGGTGAATATACCCCGTAAGATTTCTTCTACACGGTCTTCTATCGTACCTCTACAAGTTACCCCTACCTTAACTAGGTCTTTATCCTCCAGCCTAATACACAGCAGATACAGGATACCTTCCTTAACTACCCTGCCCGTATTAATAGCTAGCTTCATTAGCCTACCTAGCGGCCTCTATGGTCTTAACTACATTAGCCCTAACCTGAAATCTAAGCTCATGCTGATACCCATAGCAAGCATTAAAATAATTAACACCATCTATAACACTATCAGTCCTCATATGTGAGTGTCCAAACTGTACAGTCTTTATGCTACCTAAGTCTTTACCCTCCAAAGCTTTACTAACAAAGAAGCTAGTAGATGGCTCGCCTTGGTACATAGGAGCTACAACCCCTTTATTCCTGATAGGAGCTACATGAGTAAACAGGTAATCACATCCTGCATCTATAACCCTAGCGAACTTGTTATCTACATCTAGCTTATCGTATATATCCAACGGTGAAGCAAACCGTTTACCTTGGTTACCGATGTAACGAGCATCTTGCATATAAGAAGGCCATGCAGCATTTATCGTAGCTACTGGGTAATCTAGGTAAGACCCGTCATACCAACCTGCTACACCGCCTATAGTAACACCTTTGACATCTACGGTATCTCCATCTAGGTAATGGACATTGTCCTTATCCTTAGCCCAGTCAATCATATCCTGTAAACGGTTAAAAGAGTCCCCTTCAAATTTATCACTGCTTGCTTTGTTAACTAGGTACAAATCATGGTTACCTGCTGTAAACAGTACAGGCACTTCATAAGTATTGGCTAAGTAATCTAGCAATAGCTTATTCACCTCGTTATCATGACCTATATCCCCTGCTATAGTGATGACACCTATAGAAGCAGGTACTCGTAGCACATCACTGCAATACTGCTCTATAGCCTTATCTTTATCACTATCGTCATGACCTATATAGCTAT